GCATTGGACAGTGCATCCAGACCGCGACCAACAATGGCGAGACGATCAAACCCGTCTACTCGGGGAACGTGGTGCTGCACAAGAATGTGACTGTGACTTCGTATCATCAGGTCATACTGTAGTAGATGGCGGTACATTGTTAGATTATGAAAATCAATGCGCTGAGCCTATCGAAAAGCGTGGATTTGATAATGGGTATTGGATTTGGAAGTATCCCGACTACGATAAAAATTATGTAGTTGTGGCCGACGTTGCCCGCGGCGATGGCGCTGACTTTTCAACATTCCAAATTATCGATGTAGAAACAATTGAACAAGTAGCTGAGTATAAAGGCAAATTACCTCCAAAAGATTTCGGCAATATGCTTCACACAGTAGCAACCGAATGGAATAATGCATTATTAGCAGTTGAAAATGCCAATATTGGTTGGGCTGCAATTCAACCTATTTTAGACCGCGGATATGATAATCTATTCTATACTTATAAAGATGATGGATATGTTGATATAGATGTGCAACTCAAAAAAGGTTATGATATGAAAGATAAGAGCCAAATGGTTCCTGGAGTATCAACAACCTCACGCACTCGTCCATTAATGATATCAGCATTAGAAATGTATATGCGCGAAAAAACACCGATAATACATTCAAAACGACTCATACAAGAACTATTCGTGTTCGTCTGGCTAAATGGTAAAGCTCAAGCTCAAACCGGCTATAACGATGACTTAGTTATGTCATACGCGATTGCACTTTGGTTGCGAGATACATCACTTAAACTGCGTCAGCAAGGTATCAACCTAACAAAACGAACACTTACTCAGTTTCAAAAATCCGATCCAGTTATTTACACCGGACAGCCTCAACGAGGTCAAGATGCATGGAAATGGGATAACGGTCACGACAACGAAAATCTAACCTGGCTTTTGTAAACCACCGCGGTTCTGTATTACCCGATATTTATTTATAAATAATAAAGTAAGAATATGGCGTCACTTAGAAAACGTTTACAAAATCTATTTTCTACAAATGTAATCGTAAGAGCATATGGTAAAGATAAACTACGCGTGGTCGATACAAATCGTCTGCAAAGTGTAGGTAACTTAGCTCAAACCAAAGTAGCAGATCGATACACTCGAATGCATGGTGCTAACAAACACCAAGTCGGCGGTATGGGTGGATATGATTCCAACTATTATCAACAACAACATCGTATGCAGCTTTATGCTGATTATGAGATGATGGATCGCGATCCTATTATTTCTGCAGCATTAGACATTTATTCAGATGAATCTACGCTTGCAGATCAATTTGGTGATATTCTAACAATTAAATCAAATAATTCCCAAATACAAAAAATACTTTACAATCTCTTTTACGATGTATTGAATATTGAGTTTAATTTATGGACTTGGATTCGCAATATTACAAAATACGGCGATATGTTCCTTAAATTAGATATTGCAGAAGAATTGGGTATTGTGAATGTACGACCACTTTCCAGTTATGAAGTTGAACGTTGGGAAGAGTTTAATGAAGCAACAGGTCAATACACTATTAAATTTAAAAACGTAGCAGACGCCCGAGAAGAATATCAAGTTTACGAATTAGCACACTTCCGCATGTTATCGGACTCTAACTTCCTGCCATATGGTAAATCAATGTTAGAAGGAGCTCGTAAAGAATTCCAAAAACTAATGATGATGGAAGATGCAATGCTTATTCACAGAATTATGCGCGCACCTGAAAAACGTATTTTTAAAATTGATATTGGTAATATTCCACCAAATGAAGTTGATAGCTTCATGGAAACAATTATCAATAAAATGAAAAAAGTTCCTCACGTTGATCCTGCCACAGGAAATTACAATTTACGTTTCAACCTCAACAACATGTTGGAAGATTATTACTTGCCAGTTCGTGGAGGTCAATCATCAACAAGCATCGACACTCTACCTGGTATGACATTCACCGGATTAGATGATATTGAATATGTAAAAGACAAAATGATGGCTGCTCTCAAAATTCCTAAGCCATTTTTAGGATATGCAGAAGCAGTCGAAGGTAAAACCACATTAGCATCAATGGATATTCGTTTCGCTCGCACAATTGAACGTATCCAAAAGATTATGGTGTCTGAGCTTACCAAAATAGCAATCGTGCATTTATATACGCAAGGCTTTGAAGGAGAAGACTTAATCGGCTTTGATTTAGAACTCACAGCACCATCTATTATTTATGACCAACAAAAAGTTGCACTAATGACTGAAAAAATGACATTAGCAACAGCAATGAAAGATAGCAAATTAGTTTCCGACAAATATATTTACGAGTTCATATTCAATATGTCAGAAGATCAATGGATGAACGAACGCAGCAATGTGGTCGAAGATTTGAAATTGAGATTCCGTCAAACACAAATCGAACAAGAAGGCAATGACCCTGCAGTAACCGGCGCATCATTTGGTACACCGCACGACTTAGCTTCTTTGCATATGTCATCAGATGATGTAGAAGATAAAGACCCAGGAGGTCGTCCACCGGAAGGAATTAAGTTCGGTCAGAATAAAAATGCATTTGGATGGGATCCAGTTGGTACTAAGCAATTTGCCCAAGATTTTAATACTCAAAATCAAAAAGCAGCTTTTGAACCAAACCCGGAAGCAGATCGAAAAGTAAAAACTTTTTCAAGCGAAAATATTAATATGTTGAAAAACTTTGGTATCCGTCGCAAAAATGCAACAATAATTACCGAAACATTAAATCACCAACAAACCGTTACCGATAGTCGCGATAATGGCACGATGCTTGATGAAAACAATATTTTGTAGTAGAAAAGATATTTATTAGAAATAAAAGAACTGTGTGAACAATGACTAAACTCAAACATAGCAAATACAAAAATACCGGTATTCTTTTTGAAATGCTCGTCCGGAAACTAACCTCTGAGACGATGTCATCAGATAAGACCGTAACAGTAGACATTATCAAAAAATATTTTGGTAAAAATACTGAATTGGCAAAAGAATTACAATTGTACAATGCATTGCTAAAAGAGCAATTTCGAAGCGAGGCTCAAGCATTAGATTATATCCGTACAGTAAAGTCGGCACATAACAAACTGAATCAAAGTTTATTGCGCAGACAACGATACAACCTCGTTAAAGAGATTTCAGATCAATTTGGATTTGATAATGCCTCAAAAATACAAATCAACAATTACAGAACATTGGCTTCTATTTACATGATATTTGAACATGACGAGACTGCCAATCCAAAACAGCTTTTAGAATGTAAGAATGCCATTTTACAAAATGGTTTGATGCATGAAAAGAAAAAGGCTGCTGAGTTAGATCCAGTTGTTGAAGCATTTAAATCACAACCAACTGAAGTTAGATTGTTGACATACAAATTAATGATTGACAAATTTAACGAAAAGTATTCCGGTTTAGATGAAGCACAAAAGCGTTTGCTAAACAAATACATTACCAATGTTAATGACACAGTTGTATTAAAGGAATATGTAGAGAGTGCAGTTATTCCAACAATTAAAAAAGAGTTACAATCACAAGCAAAACAAATAACTGATCCAGCAACACGCATTAAAGTACAAAAACTTTCCGAAATGCTTTGCACAGTAGAGAATATGAAATCTATTAAAGAATCACATATTCTTTCCCTATTACGTTATTTTGATTTGATTAAAGAGTTGAAAGGTATTCATTCATGAGATCATTATTACAGGAAATGAAAGAACGCTTTCATGAAATTGAAGCAGCATCTTGCGAAGATTGCAATCGTCCAAAAGACAAATGCATTTGTGAGGTTGAAGAAGAAACAGTTGAAGAACAAAATGTTACAGGTGCATTAGACGGAGGTGCTGGCCCACCAAAAACTCCATTTGCATTTGCTACTAAAACAAATAAAAAGACAGCAGAGCAACTTGGCTACAAATTAGTACAAGAAGCAATGGACCGCAAGTATGAGAAAATTATTGAATCATACACAGCATATGCAACAGGCGATGCAAAAATTACTCCAGAAGGAAAAATTAAAAACACCATAAAAGAAGTAGCAAGACAATTGCAAGAAATTGAAAAGACAGTGCATTATGCTGCACGCCTCAAAAATGAAACGAATATTGCAAGAGCTGGTTACGGCCCTGCAGTAGACAAGGCGTTAAACAGCATTTCCCAACGTCTAATAAAGATTTCTGAACGAGTAAGGGCATTAGGGGAGTAACATGAATAAGGCGTTAATAGTTGAGCATATGCCGTTTAAACCATCTGTATTAAATGAACAGATGGCAGCACAATACGGAGTACCAGGCGGATTCATCGTCAAGGGGGTATTACAACGGGCAGGTGCTAAAAATCAAAACGGACGTGTATATCCTCGCAATATCTTGGATCGTGAAGCAAAACGATATGAAGCTGAGTTTATCCGCGAAAACCGAGCATTAGGTGAATTAGATCACCCTGAGTCATCAGTAGTGAATCTAAACAACGTTTCTCACAATATTTTAAAGATATGGTGGGAAGGCGAAGATTTAATGGGAGCAGTACAAATTCTTGATACACCATCAGGTAAAATACTTAAAGCATTGTTTAAAGAAGGCATTACATTGGGTATTTCTTCTCGCGGATTAGGATCTGTAAAAGAATTACGTGCAGAAGGTGTAGTTGAGGTACAAGATGACTTTGAACTCATTTGTTGGGACTTTGTATCAAACCCTTCCACTCATGGAGCATTTATGCGACCAACCTCAATGAATGAATCAAAAGGCAATGTAGTTACAAACAAATATGGATCAGTAAATGACATCATCACATCTATTTTATGTGGCGATGGAAAATGTAGGATAATTTAATATGATGAACACAACTAACACCCCAAACTTGCAGTTTCTAATTGAAACTCTTATGGAAGAAGAACCAATCCAACTTTCGAAAGAAGAAAAATCTGAGTTTGTTGATAAAGTGCGCCGCTTTTCTGAAATGGGAGATTCTATT